AAACCTCTTCCTCTTACTTCTGATGCTTGTTGATAGTTCATCTACTTTCTTTGACGTTGCTTAATTTTTTCGTTTTCTTGTTCAATGTATTGTATAAGCATACTCACGTAGATATCACGCTCCCATGGAATCATATTTTCAAGTTCAAACAAACTGTATTTGTGGTGCTGCATCAATGAGAAGTTTGTTTGATAGTAATTCCTTAAATTATCATGACGAAATGTTATCCGAAAAAATTTTCTAGTCCCTCCACTTCAATAGTGTGATGAAATCCACATTTTTTACAATCCATTTCTATTGTTTTGTTTAACTTTGGTAAGTTATTAAAGAATTCTTCAATCTTAGCAAACTGCTCCTGATTCAAAGACTCTACAAACTCAACCAATTCGGCCGGATCTGTTTCTTTGGCATAATAGAATTGTTCACCATCGAAAATAGATTCTATACTCTCAACAATCATATCGAAAGCCATATCAGTTGCATTTTCAAAATTGGTGGATCTTTCCAAAATAGAAAATTCAGGATACTTCAACTTGATACTGATTTTATCAGTCAATTGAATATTATCATCAACGGAGCCATTCATGTCTACTTTAATGTCCAATAGATTTAACTGACTGTCCATTAAGTTATTACATTTTTTATCATCAACAATATTTTCACAACGATATTTGTTTTCTACTATTTCACCTACAGAACGAGCTCTTAGGTTTAGAAAATAGAATTCAACATCAATGATTGGTAAACTATCGATATCAATATTTTCAGTCAAGGTACAGTTATGTAACACTTGACGAATGTTTTTCTCTATCGTTTCTTTATCATCAGATTCCATCGCCATCATCAAATTACGTTGTTCTTTGACCAAGAATGGTCTAAAACGAATGTGTTTTTTTGATAGTGGTAAATCTAGTTCATAAATCGGCACATCAATTTTAGGCAAAGCCATCTTATATCTCCATTAAAAAATTAATTATAATACACTCTCTTTTACATTATGGGTAGTTACTTGAATTTTCTGCCAAAGCAGTAGCTTGGTCAGCATCAATAACAGAAGCATAAACAGTAGTTAAAGAAATATCTGGTGTTGGATCGGCATAACCTAATCCATCGAAACCAGCAACAATTTCTGAAATTGCTGTTTGTAACAAACTTGTTCCCGAACCCTGTATAGAATTGTTTTGCCAGTAAGAATAAGCAAAAACAACAACCAACTTATGGTGACCATCGGATGACCAATCTAAATCTAGTTGATTTACAGAGATTGGATAAGCATCAACTAAATTGATAGAGTATGATTTTGCATTTTTTACATCATATTGATTAATTTGAATTGTTGAACAATAGTCATCTCTGTATCTAAAATCATACTTATATGATGGATTTATATATTCCAACCAAGCATCAAAGAATAACTTTTCAGACATATCATCCGAAACAATAAAAGTTAAATTAACATCATTGTATGACGATTGATATGGAAACTTTTGAGTTGGATTAGAACCAAACTTTTGTTCAACAGTAGCAAATGTCCTACTTGGTAACTCAGCATTTTCACACCTAAAAGTTAAATTTCTAGCTGTGTTTCTAAAAGGCAAAAGAGTTAGTGGAATGGGAATACTAACGTCAAACTTATTTGGACGTGCCAAGTCGGTTACAAAACTCGACTTAAATTCTGATATTGATCCTGCCATTTTTATGAGTTCCTAACTTCTTCCATGGATTCTTTCCATATTACTGGTGCTTTTTCACCTTTAAACTGATGAACCGGTAAATATAATGCCGTTTGCCATTCATCTGGCTGAACGGCAAGTATCCTAGACCTGACATGAGAATACAAGTATCGTTTAATGCATGGTTTAAACTCTCGGAATCGTTTGGATGCAGTCAAAATATCATATGTGACTCTGATTCTTTTAATATCATCCTCGTTGTCCTGGAGAGCAAACGGCATCAATTTATTCAGGAATGCCACTCTGTATCTAATTGGTAGATAGTGTAGGTTTAATCCTAAAAATCCATCATTATATTTTTCCAACAACAAAACCAAAGGAAATCTATCATAGTATGGTAAATCATCTCTAGTCTTCGGATTGTATAGGAAAAAATATAACTTGCCTCTCATTATCTGGCCAGTTCTTGTCGTTCTTCCCTTTTCTCTAGCAATGTCTCTGATAATCTTTGTTGGATTCTTTATATCAGCGACTTTTTTATTAAACCAATTAATAGATGAACGAGACAACAAAGGAAATTGTGTTGCCTTAAATTCTTCGGTGAGTGTTTTTAGTTTAGAGTCCATTGAGTATTTAGTTAGAGACCAAGATGGTCTTCAGTAATCACTTTGAATTCCCAACCACGATCCAAACAGAATTCATTGGCTGCTTTCCATTTGGCTTCATTAACACCCCATGTGGCCACCTCATTAATGAACTTCTTAGTAACTCTTTTTTGTGGTTTTGGTGGTTGTGTTTGATATTTTGGCTTTACTTCAAGCATCATCGTTCTTTGTTTACCTGTTTTATCTTGAATTTTTACCAAAAAATCTGGAAAATATCGGTGCCATTTGTTGTCAACTGGTGATACATAAGGTACAATCAGTTCTTCAGAAGCCCAAGATATCACAGAATCGTTACGGTCAAGCCAATCCATCACTCTACATTCCCATGATGAGCGATAAATGATGTTTCTGTAGTCCCCAATATACTTTTGAGGATTGGTTGGTGTAAATCGTCCTGAATATGCCATAAATATATGTATATTCATTTTTTATAAAGAAATCAATGGCAGTCGTTTCAATACCAACATCAGTCGCTGGCGTATCATTACCTGGTCTATTAGGTAATATTGCCAAAGGACCACTTTCTGTTTTATTTGAAGGAAAGGAACTTCAGTCGTTAAGATATCCATCCGATTTGGGTACTGATCCTTCTAAATTTCATTATGTTCAATTTTTGGTAAAAGAAATCATTCCAGCCGGATACTCAACATCTGATGGAAGTCCTATTGCTGCTGGCTCAAACGGAACAAGTGTAAGTGTTTCTGGAATTACCAATACAGTTAAAGCTGCAGCTGATATGTTTGATGCGGGTGGTGGAGTCACAGACTTCATTAATAATTATGCTCCACAAAAAAGTATTGCTGTTACACCATCTACAACAAGACCTAGATTGGCAGTATCATTATATATGCCAGATACTCTAACAGCTGAGTATAATTCTGATTATAGTGAAATGAATATAGCAGACACCGCTCTTGGAACTTTGCAAACTATTAGTTCATTAGCCGGAACTGCATCACAGGTTGCTGGTGCTTTTAATGCAAAAGATGGTACCATTGGAGATAAAATTTCTGCTGGCAAAGATGTTTTAATGAATTTTGCTTCTACTGATCCTCTAGCACTCAAGTTATTAACTAATTCGAACCTTGGTTATGGTCTAACACCACAACTTGGTGATATTTTATTGAAAGCAAGAGGATTTGCAATCAATCCACAAGTTCAAATGGTTTATAAGGGCATTGGACTAAGAAGTTTTAGTTTGTCTTTTACATTAACTCCAAAGTCGGCTGATGAGTCCGTTCAAATTGCCAAAATTATTCAGGCCTTTAAATATCATTTTGCACCAGGTTTACAAGCAGGCTCAAGTTCATCAACAAATAGTATGTTCTTAACACCACCCTCACTATTTAATATTGCCTTTATGATTAATGGTAAAGAGAATCAATATCTTCCAAAATATGGTGATTGTGCTCTAATGGATATAAGTGTTAATTATGCACCAAATGGCTTTGCAGCACATGAGAGAACTGGTGCACCTGTTCAAACTACACTAACATTATCTTTTAAAGAGACTCAAATTTTGGACAAACAAAAAATTGCAAATGGAGATTTACGATAATGTTCTATTTCAATTCTTTTCCAAAAATTGTAGATTCCAATAATGTTATACTGACTAACCTTATGAAAAGGGTGGACATCATTCCATCACTTTTAAAAAATCCATTGTTATTCTATACCTATGATGTACAAGAAGGAGATACTCCTGATATTGTAGCCAATAAGTATTATGGTAATTCTTACAGATATTGGATGACTTTACTTTCTAATGAAACATTAGATCCTCAATGGAATTGGCCACTTAATTCAAAACAATTTAATGATTATTTGATTAGTAAATATTCAGATGCAGCTGCTGCAGCGCATATAGATAATGTTATAATCTATACTCAAAGTACAATTTATGAATATCATTTAAATATTCTAACAATAGATGGATTAACGCAAAATCATACAACACGAACAATTGTGATTGACGAGCACACATATAATACAACTGTTCCGGGTACAACAACACAAATATTTCAAAATGGTATTACTGTAACACAAGCAACTTCTTTGAGTACAATAAACATATATGATTGGGAGTTGAAACAAAATGAAGCCAAAAGAAGTATTAATTTAATCAATTCAATATATGCTTCAGAATTAGAATCTCAATTTGCGAGTTTGATAGGAAAATAAATGGCTGCGCCTTTATCACCAGGAATTAGATATGCTAATGACTTTGCGTTAACCACGCTTACATTATTATCAGCAACGGGAACTTTTGACCTTAAAAATATGATGGTTGAACTGTCATATGAAGAAGACATATTCAATAACACGACATCTGGTTATGTCATGGTATCCGAAGCCATGAACTATATTTCATTACTTAATTTAAACGGTAATGAATATCTTAGAATGACATTCAGTAAAGATGGCGAAACTGATCCTGTTGACAAATTGATGAGGGTATATAAAGTCGGTAAAAGAAAACTTGAACAAAACATGTATACTGAGACATATGTTTTGTATTTTTGTTCAGAAGAAATGATTTTATCAGAACAATATAAAGTATGCAAGGCTTATCCAGGACAATCAATATCAGAAAATGTGTATGACATATTATCTACCGAATTACAAGTAAGTGATAGTAACATAGCTATCATTGAATCAACTTATGGTGTATATGATCTTGTAATACCAACAATTAAACCATTTGATGCCATTAATTGGATGTCAAATTATGCCAGACCAGCAGAAGATAAACTTGGTGCTGATATGTTATTTTTTGAAAACAAGTATGGATTTAATTATAGGTCTTTACAATCCATGATGGATGTACAAAATAATCCACCATATGCCAGTTACACATACAATCCAAAAAATATAGAACAGAACACATCAAATCAAGAGATATATAATGTTACAACTTATGAAATATTAAATTCTTATGATACTTTAGGAGCCATTAATGCTGGCGTTTTTGCCAATCAGTTGCTTTCTGTTGATATTCTTACAAGAAAAACAAAAGCAACAAATTTTGATTATGCCAATTATCAAACCAATTCAACATCATTGAATCCTTGGCCTATCACAAATAACTTTAAAAATAGATTGGGTGATGGTTTGAATCAATCATCACAGGCTGTATTAAAATTGGTATTTTCAAATTTTAATGAACAAGATGATAAATATGTACAAAATCAAGAAGCTGGATCTACGGCACCAAATATTTTTGCTGAAACTTATATACCATATAGAACAGCACAGTTGCAGTTAATAAACTATACTAGAATTAAGTTATCAGTTCCAGGTGACCCAGGTTTAACTGTTGGTTCTACTGTTAATTTCTCATTACTTAATAGGTTACCAAATGATGGTGTGGGAAACACCAACAATCGTGAACCAGATGCTTTTTATTCCGGTAATTATTTGATTACGGCTGTGAAGCACCTAATTACATTTAATGAATATAAAACAATTGTGGAGATAGCTAAAGATAGTTCAGCTGACCAATATGCTGATATTGATAATAGTAATTCCTTATGGCAAAATACAGTTAAAGGATTGAAGAATGTCTAAAATGGTAAATAATTTTGC